GATTGTCTTCCACGGCATCGGTTTCTTCTGCCGGTTCGGTGTCTTCGCCGTCATCTTCATCCGAGCTTGGCACCGCCTTTACGCCTTGCGCAGGTGATCCCGGGCGGCGGAAGTCCAGCCCCATCAACCGCTCGCGCTCCCGCTCCGCCGCGATCTCGCGGTCGACCTGTTCCGCGTCATAGCCGCGCTCGGCAATGGCTTGTGTGCGGGATTTCAGGCCTGCTTCGATCTGAGCGATTTCAGCGTTGGCGTCCTTCAGCGGATCGACCCAGTCCCATTTGGTCGGCAGCCAGTCAGCCGTGAGCAGCCGCACGCGGTTGGCTTCATAGTCGGGCAGCGTCAGCCCGCCTGATAAGATCGCCGCATCCATCCAGCGCGCATAGATTGGGCGGCAGAGCTGGTAGACCATAACCGAATGCTGCCAGGCCGAAACGCGGCGACGGAATTCGATCAGAGCCAGTCGTGAGTTTGAGAAGTTCCCCTTCACCATGTCATTGGCGAGATAGGGATATGGGATTCCCAGCGCTGCCGAGATCTGCAGCAGGGTCCGGTACTGAAACGGCTCGTAGGTCGCGCCGCTGTCGGCAGGCTGACCCACGGTGACATCTTCACCCGGATCGAGCCGCACGATCTGGCCCGGGCTGATCTCGACGCCCGCTGGCATATCCTCGTCCTCGGCTGGGGCTAGCGGGTTCTCCGGCGCGGGCGAGGTCACAAACATGGCATACATCGCCGCGACCTTCTTCCGGTCGAGCTCGGCATCGTCGTACTGATCGAGCAGAAACAGCTTCACGATGGCCGGGGCCAGTTTTGACACCCCGCGCAGCTGCCCGCCCTCGACCGGGTCGATCACATGGATGACTTCCGATGCTGGAACACGCACGATGTCACCTGCCAGTCCCGGATCAGTGCTGTCACCGGGATGGCGACGGAAGAAGTGATAGGCCACGCGTCGTCCGATCCGGTCGAATTCGATGCCCTGACGGATTGCATTGCCGTTTGCAGCGATGCTTGTTTGCTCCAGCGGCAACATCTCCGCAGGCAGCATCTGCAGCTGCAGCGGCACGCTCAGCCCATCACCCGCGCGGCGCATCCGGATCCGGAAGAACACCTCGCCTGCCATGAACACTTCGCGCGCGGCCCTGCGCTGTAGTCCGTAAAAATCAGTCAAACCCTCAGCGTCGGCCTCATCTGTCCAAGTGAGCCAGAGACGCTGCAGCTCTTCCTTGCGGGAGGGATCCGCGATCTTCGAGATCGGCTTGATGCCATCGCCCACGGTGTTGGCCGCCCAGCTTTCAACCGCGTTCACAGCATAGCCGTTGTTGCGCACCAGCCAGCGGGCACGGGCCGTAATATCCGGACCTGACGCCGCGATGAGCGCATTCACATGCGCGCGCGTCGCCTGAAACCCGCGCAGGCGGCGGTGCTGCTGGCCTGCGTCAAACCCACCGATGAAAGCACCGAGACGCTGTCGCCAGTTCATCACAGATCCTTCACGACATAGGGGCGCATGATGCGCCCGGCGCTGCGCTCTAGCTTGGCCACGCGCCGCTCAATATCGCCGATCGCCGCGGCAAGCTCCGCATCCGTGCCGTAATTCACCGTCTTGCCGTCATAGCTGACCGAGCGCGTGCCGCTGTAGCGGGCGGCCAGCAGCGCGCTGTGGCGGGATTTCAACTCGTCGAGTGTCATCGTGGTTCTGGTCACTCCATGTATCGAGGCGTGCTGATCTTCCAGCCGCGCCGCCTTGGCGGTGTTACTCGCCCGGCTTGCGGGCTGTTTGGTTTCTCGGGTTCACTGTTCGGTGCGATCACCACGGTCTCGACCCCGGCCTGCTTCTCGAGCTGCCGCCACATGCGCTCATCAAAGCGGTCGGCGCCGAGGATCCAGACCGCGGCGCGGGCATAGACGCGGGTATCCAGTGCTTCATTGCGTTCGCGCAGCTTCTGCCATTCCTGGCGGGCAAAGCCGCGCTTGTTGCGGATCGTCACCAGCTGTTCACCCACCAGCTGTTTCAACCACTCGCTGTCCGCCCAATCAGGCAGGTGAATGGTCCCGGCAGGCGGTGCCACGCCCAGCGCGCGATCCTCATCCGTCAGCTTCTCGATCCGAAGATAACGATAAGTCTCGGCCTTGAAGGTCGCTGTGGCCACGGTCCAGAGCCGGGCCCCGCGTTTCAGTTTCCGCCCATTCACTGTGGCATCAACGAAGGTCGGGCCCGACACGGGCGTAGCCCGGTTGAAGCCTTCCAGGCCCTTGACGGGTGCGACCTGCGCGATCCCCTGCTTGCGCGCCCAGGCATAGACAGCGGCGGACTCGTAACCCGTATCGATGGCGAGTTTCGCCAGCGTCATGATCGCACCGTTCTGGTGCGCCCACATCTGGCTCAGCAAGGCCGTCAGTTTATCCCAACAAGCGGGATCGTCCGGCCCGCCCGGGATCACGATGTGATCCACCAGCCAGCTTTCGAGCCCGCGTCCCCAGGCCCAGACATCCACTTCGATCCGGTCCTTCTGCACATCTGCCCCGGCGGTCAGGAACAGCCCACCTGCGGGGATCTGTGCCGGGAAAGATACACGGCGATCCGCCAGCCGTTGCCATTCCGGGGCCTCCCCGCTCTCAATCCAGGTTTCGCCCAGCAGCGTGTTGCGCGCAGCGCGCAGCATCTCGTCGGAGCCTTGCGCTGCCACCCACTCCCGTGCGACCTGTTCCCAGCTTTTCCAGCCGATCGGCGAATAGAGCGCTGAGATGTGGAAGCCGATCGCGTTTGGATCGGTACCGACAGCGGTTGCCCGCCATTCGCCCCGCGCCAGCATCTCCGTCTTATGGTGCTCCGCGATGGGTTTTTCACACCCTGCGCAGTGGTAGGCTGCGGAGTCAGGCTGCCCTTTGTCCCAGCGCAGCCGTTCAAACTGCAGCCATTGCATGTGGCCGCAATGCGGGCACGGGACAAAATACCGCCGCTGGTCCGATGCCTCAAACTCACGCTCGATCCGGCTCAGACCCCGGATCGTGGGCGTCGAGACCATGAACACCTTGCGCCTGTGCGCGAAGGTCGTGGTGCGCGCTTCCGCCAGCGTGACCGGATCGCCTTCCTCGTCGGCCGAGGCCGGATAGGCATCGACCTCATCGAGAAATACATACCGCGCAGGCATCGACCGCAAGCCCGTCGCACTGTTCGCCCCGGTCAGCACCAGAATGCCGCCTGGGAATTCCTTGGACAGCATCGAATTGCCGGCATCGCGCGAGCGCGCTGGCTTCACCCTCTCCTTCAGTGCAGCGCTATCTTCAATCAGCGGATCGATCCGGCCGCGCGATGTGCGCTTGGCCATCTCCACGGTCGGCAGCACCGCCAGCATGGGCCCCGGCGCGTGGTGGATGACAAAGCCGATCCAGTTGTTGCCCGCTTCCGTGGCCCCGACCTGCGCGGCCTTCATGAACGAAATCCTCTGCGCCGGGTGTTTCGGCGAAAGAGCATCCATGATGCCGCGCAGATAGGGCGTGCGCGTGGTGCGGTATCGCCCTGGCTCGGCCGAGGCGCGCGAGCTGAGCCAGCGATGCGCATCTGCCCATTCCGACACCGTGAGGTCGGCATCGGGCCGCATTCCGCGCCGCCAGGTCCGCAGGATGTCTTCTGCCCCGTCGAAGGCGAGGTCGAGGCCCTCGGTCAGGTCTGCTGTTGCCCCCTCATCATGCAAGCGAGACCCTGAGGTCTGCCAGGGCGTCGAGCTGCTCTCGGACATGGGTTTCCAGCACCCTTTGCAGGATCGCAGTCTCGATCGTCACGGGTATGCCCGAGGCCTTCTCCATTTCTGCGGATAATTGTGCGGCCATCAGGGCTGCCACGCGGGTGGGCCAGGTGACCCAGGTGTCGCGCTCCTGGCGGGCCAAGCGGAACACCAGCGTCTCGGCGCGTGCGCGGTCGACCAATACACCCTTCTTCTTCTGGATCGACAGCTGGCGCTCTTGGGCCTGGTAGACCGTCAGTGCCGTGCGCGCCTTCAGATAGGACGTGCTGTCGCCGGGACCGGAGACGCTGCCGCCGCCGTTCGCTCCGCCATCACCTCCAGCGCCCAAACCACCTCGTGAGCGCATTTGCTGATCGGGATCGGTCATCACTCCGCGGCGCGCATCCGAAGCGGCAGCGTTGATCGACCCGTCCGGGAACAGCACCAACCGCCCGTTCTTGCGCGCCTTCTGCACGGCCCCGCGCGAGAGGCCGGAGCGTTCCGCATAGGCGCGTTCAGACAGTCCTTCCATGGCGCTGTGAATACCCTCAACATATTGTAACTAAATGAGAATAACGATCTTATTCAGTTGATTACACTCCCACATAGAGCGACTCTGGGTGCAGGAAAACGATGCAACTCAGCCCCGGAGACGACGCCATGACCACCAAG